ATAGCTCCCCTTGAGCCACCAAAGGCTCCTGCACCGATAGCTTGTGCTGATGCTTTATTTTTTGCAATATCCCCTTGTTCAGCAATATCTGCGTATTGTTGCTGAACTATATCTTCCATGTACGGATCCATAAACTCTCTATAAGAGGTAGGATCAAAATCATAACTGGCACCAGCTGTCATTTGTTGAGCTTGACCAATACCTGCTTGACCTAATCTTTGAGCATCCAACATAGCTTGTTGTTGTTGTCTGTATCCTTGTTGTGCTTCTGGTAACTGACCTAATGCACTGCCTATAGTTCCAAGACCAGTGCCCACAGCCCCGATACCTTGACCTAAAGCTTCAGCACCTTGTTGCACATAAGGTTGAAAACCTCCAATTCCACCCATTGCACTTGTAATAGCTTGTTGTTGTGCTGGGGATAAGTCTGCTAACTGTTGTGCAGAAAAAGGCATTTGTGAGCCAGGCCCAGTAAGTGCTTTTGCACTTGCAAAAATATCGGCTAAGTATTCTTCTTGAAAAGGTGCTAACCTTACAATTTGTTCTTGTTTGACTTCTTGTGGATCTGCCATCACGCAACCCTTTCTAATTGTGACATCATGTCATACATTCTTGCAGCACCGACATCTCTGTCTCCGCCACCTGCACCACGGACAGCCTTTGCTGTTACCACAAATTCTCCGTCTGATAATCTTGCAGGAACTGAATCACTGGTTCCTGTTCCAGGGCCTGTTACTTCTCCACCACTTGCCGCCAAAAAAGGATCTCTTAAATTATCTATCCCAGGATTTACAACGTCTCTAAACACATCTCTTTCTTCTTCTGATTCAATATCCTCGGCACCCTGTCTTTTTCTATTGTCTTCAAAGTATCGTCTACGCTCATCTGGATCATCTAAATTATACAGTTTATTACCAATTCGTCCAGTCCCCAATCTAGTTGTACCCACGGCATATTCTGGTGTTTTGAAACCACCTGTCATTTGTTCTTCACCAAGTCCTCCAGCTAATGCACCTATACCACCAGCTAATGCTACTTTACCTATTGTGCTTTCTGGAATTAAGCTACTTAGAAAACTTTTATCTGCTGCTGATTTTATGCCACCAGAAGCAACAGAAGTGTCTGCACCTTGGAACATGGTCCGTAGAGGCGAGCCAGACGTTCCATATTTATTAAAATCAAAATCTTTACCAAAATCTTTACCACCCATTGCATAAGAGGCGGCACCAGTTAGTGCGGCATTTTTTAAGGCTTCTTCTGCACTTCTTCCCGATGCAAGTGACCCGATACCCGATCCAAGAGCTGCTCCAAAAGAACCACCATAATACATACCAATTGCACTACCAATCAAAGGTGCAGCTTTCTTTAATGTTTTGGTGATGTTTCTAAATATACCCATAGCTTATAATACCAATTTATTGTTGTTTGTTCAATCCTATATCTGCGATAACGCACTTGTTGTGATTCTAGTCTTAATTAACTCTTGTATACTAGCCACAACAAGAAGTCTGTTTGCAGTTGCCGCTTGTACTTTTATGACATCACCACCTTGTAATATCAAATCTCTTGTTAGTATCTCTTCGGTTGCGTTTCCTGCTACGCTTTTTTCAAACAATTCAAAAACATTATTGTCTTTGTCTGTTAAAGTTACAGTTAAAGTATCACCATTGTTACTGCTATCATGAACTAAAATTGAATTAATAACTGAAGCATTTGATTCTGCTCCAGTAGGTGCCGTATACAAAATAGTGTTATCAGTTGTCGTTAGATCAACTTTTGCATTTGTTAGACCTTGAATATATTGAGGAATACTGGTTACTAACATTATCGTCTTCCATCCTCTCTTATATCTACTCTTGGTGTTCCAAGTTTATATTTAGTTCCTAATGATGTCGAATCAATTCGTAAAGCAAAAGACCTGCCTCGTAAACGATAGTTTAATTTTTCTGTGAACTGTTCTACGGGACTAGTTGCTGTTCTTTGTGTATTACCAGATTCACTTTGTGCAAAGTTTGCTCCTGGGAAGTTCTTAGTCTTTACTGTAAAATCTACATCTGGGTTTAAACTTGTTGATCCATTAAAAGTTATATCAGGCACAACCTCTCTTAAGGAAACATATTTATCACCATCACCTATATCTATTGGTGCAGATTCAATAAATGATGTCATAGCTGATCCATCATCATCGTAACCTACTTCATGGTTATATAAATATTGATCACCAGTGGCTACAGGTAACGTTCTAATACCTCTGTCAAGCCATGCTTGACGAGCCATTGTCCCATAATACCATACTTTTTCTGAATAATTATAAGCAACATATTTATCTATTTCGACACTACCAGATGATGGATAAAACCATAATAACTCACTAAATTCTGAATTAACACCCACATGAACCTTATCACGCTCCTCAAAGTTAAAATCTAAAAAGACTTTATCTTTAACAGTGCAAGGTAATTGTATGGTTTGACCGCCACCATACACATAAAAAGTATCAACACCCATCCAGTAAACAGCGTCTTCTACCGCAATAGCAGAAGAAGGACTCATAATGGTTATGTTCTTTGATAGTTCTTGCAAACCAAAAGTAAATGGAGGACCTATAAATTTCATAGCGTGTAATGTTTTATTTGTAAAAACAAGCAACTGTTGCTTCGTTTCAACAGCTTGAACAAAGGTCGATCCACCACCAAGTCTTAAATCACCTGCCGTGTTTGTGGCAGTCGGAAACCAATCTAATGGATTTTCTTGTGATGAAAATCTAATTAACAACGGATCTTGTACCCCGTCTCCATCAGGGGATGCTAAATTAGCACCAAAGTTATCACACCCAAAAGCAATAACGTGCCTATCTTGGTCAGAAACTAGAACTTGTTTAGCTCTTTGTGGAATACTTGTTTTTGTACCAGCAAGAGTGTTTAATTTTACTGCCCTTCCGCTCAATCCATTTGTTCTATCCCAATAATAAATAGCACCATCTCTTGGGTTAATTATTAAATCTTCACCAAAGTTATCATGTGACCACAATCTGATCTGTGCACCGGGAACCGTGATCGATGCTGCACTACCCCATCCTACAAAGTCATCTGTAGCAAGAGTATTACCTGTAGCTAATCTAACCAATGATCCGTTGTCATGTGTTGCAGCGGTGGTACCACTATGCCCACGGGTCACTGTCATTGTATTATCATCAGCGGAAGCCGTAATAAGCATTAACTCGTTATCAATTAAAATAACATCGCCTTCTGTGGTCATGCCTGTTTCATCAATAACATCAACGTCTGTCTCACTTGCATCGAGAGCTTCATTTAAAGTTGTTGATAAAGCACCATTAGTTGTACCACTCCATTGTCCTGCACCCCAACCAGTACCACCTACGGTCACATCTAGACCTGTGTTTAACTGATAAGCTCCTACAACACTAGCACCACCATTACCTGTGTCAGAAGCATTGGCTGCAATGGCAGAAGTAATTGTATATGAATTAGAACTTACAACAGAAACAATTTTATATTCTTTATTAAGAACGGCAGCTGTTATATTACCACCTAAACTCACAGCACCAGAGAAAGTTACGAAATCATTTTCGTTAGCACCATGTGCTGGATCTGAAACAGTTATTGTTGTTGAACCATTTGTAGCTGAAAAGGTTACATCCCCCGCACTAGTTGTGGCTCTAATAGGTGTAATATCATTAAAGCCTTGACCTTCTTCAATATAATATTTTAATTGTGTGCCTATACCTAAAAGATCGGCTCCATCTAATGTTACCCAGTTATGTAAACGTCTTGCCGAACCTTCAAATGTTTCTGTAGTATATTTAGTCCAGCCTCCTATTTTTTCTGGAAAACCAAATCTAAATCTTACTTTATCACCATCAACATACCCACCTTCATTACTTTCAGATGTTATGTCTGATACAACCCCTGGTTTAAATTTTAATTTAGTAATAGGCATTATACTGTGTTCCCTGCTACTGTTCCATTATTTGTTAGTGTAACATTACTTATGCCATTAATATAGTTACCTGCTGCACCACCAGACTGTGCGGATGTTCCATTTGTTGGAGCGGTAGAAGGAAAAGTAATCGCTGTTCCCGATCCATTGCCACCACTAACACCATTCGATCCTGCTTGACCTAGTGCACCACCATTACCACCTGCACCTCCAGCACCTGCGTTAGTGCCACCCGCTGCACCACCAGAAGAACCACTACCAGCAGCAGAATTATAACTGGCTCCTGCACCACCTGATCCTCCTGATCCTCCTGAAGTAAGGGTATTTACATTAAGACTAAAACTAAAATCAAAGTTATTATAGTATAAGTTAGTGCCACCACCTATATTACTTAAATAACCAACCAAATAATATGTTGTATTTGCGTTCAAGTTCATTGTTTGACCACCTGTATAAGTGCCACCACCTTGACCTTGACTAGCAGAAGTATTACTTGTGCTTATATTTATTTGAGGACTTCCATATCCAGAACCATAAGTCGAGGTTAATGTAGCACTTGTTAGGGTGTATGTACCAGTTGTTCCTAATTGAAAAGAACAATAAAAGGGACCTCTATTGGCAAGTGACCCTCTAAAAGAGGATGAAGTTGTAAAAAATCCCCAGCTATTATTAACTCTGCCCGATTGTAATGCATTTAAATCTACACCACACCATTTTCTGTCACCAACAACACCTTGACCATTTAAATCATTACTGCCACCATAGCCAGGTGTAGAACCTGCATCAAACCAAGAAGGAGCATCATTATTAGGTGTGTTTCCAGAACCATAAGGTGTTCCACCTTCATCAACAAAATTATTTAAAGAAGCGTTTGCAGCGACAACACCATTACCACCAGTGCCTCCATTACCACCGCCTCCACCACCAGACTTGAGATTACCATTGTTAACTATATTACAAGTAGTACCTACGAATATAGAATCACCACCAGTACCTCCACCAGCTGCTCCACCTTTACCATAGATATTACCATTATTTGTTATAGTAATTTCTCCCGTACCACCAGACGGAACATTGATAGCATAACCACTAGTGCTTGTTGCTCCTACAGTAACGCCAGAGTTAACAACTATAAACTTAGGATAATCAAGAGTGAAATCATCACCAAATATAGTGGATGCATTTTGATTGGTTGTGTCAGAAGCTATAGTAAACTGAAAACCTATAGCTGCCCCATAGTAGTCATCAAGAGATAAAGCACCACTTGTAGGCACATTAGCTGCTAAATGTGTGGCAGTATTATTTCCAGCCTTGGCTTTGATCTTGGTTCCTTGACGATAATAATCACCCATAGAAACAGGTGTATTACTCCCAGGACTAAATTCATCCCGAATGTCTGAAAGACTTATTGTTCCAGAACCAGTTAACGCCATTAGATTGATCCGAAAGCTGTAATATTTCCAGTCACAGTTAAATTACCACTGCTATCTAATTTAAATTTGTTTGTTCCTTGATAGGCAATTCTTAAAGTCCCTGCTGATTCAGTAATTGTATAGTCCCCTAAATCAACTGTTGTCGCATTCATTGTAGCTGTTGTCATAGATGTTGTAGCTGTAACCGCTGTGTCGGCAGCCAAAGTTCCTGTTACAGAAGCACCCGTAGCAGATGTCGCTAACTTTGGACTATTATTATGATAAAGAGTTACCGCTCCATCATCAGCAAAGGTAGCCATTGTTTCTGCACCATCAGCACCCCCTAATAAAGATACTTGACTAGCAGATATATTTAAGTTCCCAGTTCCACTGTCAACTATAAAAGAACCATTTGTTGCATGATGATATATTTTTAAATCTTGAGAAGCACCAAACTGAAGAGTATCATCAGTACCTGCTGTAGCTGAATCACCGAAGTTTATATTCTTACCATTTGTATCTAAGTTACCTCCTAATTGTGGAGATGTATCACCTAAAACATCTGTAGATATATTTCCTACGTTAGCATTTGATCCTGTTCCATCAGCATAGACAATCGCTGAAGTACCTGTTGCCATACTAACCGTGGTTCCCGAACCACCGCCCTGTAATATAGTGGCAGTTTGTCCAGTGTTATTACTTATAAAATACCATTTTTGTTGGTCATTAGGATCTATGGTTAGATTAAAAGCACCAGAGGGTGTACCTGTTAACAATAATACTTTGTGGTGACCATTTGAAACTGTACCATCGTCTGTAGTTAATGTTGTATTTCCAGATATAGTTAATGTAAGAACACCATTCAATGCATCATCGATAATATCGAAGTTTGTATTGGTTGTTGTTCCCCAGGTTCCCGCTTGTTCACCAGAACCTATTTTCTCTATACCTGTGTTTGATGTATATGTGCTTGCCATAGTTACCTCATTCTACCTCTATCTCTGTCCATATTTCTGACCCAGACGGAGTTACTGTTGTCCATGTCTCTGTGCCACTTGGTGTAATGGCTGTATAAATCTCTGGCGTTGCACCTGCATTTATCTCTTCAAATAATAAATCTCCAACTGACGCTTGAGAAAAATTAAAGTCTTTGGTAGCAACACCTGACCCTATCATAATACCATTTGATGTTTTTGTAAATGCAGACTCTATTTCAGACACACCTAATCTTGCTCTAAGACCAGCTGATGTCATTATAATGTCGGTGCTTAACTCTGCATTTGCACCTGCACTTATGTAGATAGCATTCGATGTCTGGGTGAAAGCTCCATTCATGGAAATCACGCCAGACATTATGCCTATGGCAGCATTGGCACTTGATGAGATACCACTCTGCTCGGATACACCTGCTAATACAATACCTTGATCCGATATGGAGTATTCAGATAGAGCAGATGCACCTAACATTAGCTAGCCTTTTCTTCTTTGGTCTCTTCTTCACCCTTAACAGATTGTATCAATGAGTTTGTAAAAGCATTTTGAGCCACAGTCACTTGGTCTAATTGAAACTTTAGACTAGCAGCTTTGGTTTGTAAGTCTTTTATCTGATTGATAAAATAGTTCTGGTCTTGAGATAAATCTTCTTGATTATACTCTTTACCATCAATAGTGATTACGTTTGTTTTTTCAGCCATTACCAAGTTACTCCACTTGCTGTTGTTGGGTTAGCTTTTGCAGCTATCTGAGCAGCTATACCATCTTCTATTGATGTAACTTCATCTGCACCAAGTGCATCTTTAGCCCATCCAATAGCTTGTGTCTCTGTGATATCTGCGTATGGTGTTGGTGTACCTACAAGTGTTACACCAACTGTGCCATAAGCTGACCCTGTGTTACCATCTGAGTCTTCATCAGATGCTCTCCAGTGCAAGATAGTCACAATATCTGTGTTATCTCCCTGCACTAAGTCTCTTTCCATATTTGCTATTGTCCAAGTTACTGCCATTTTATTCTCCTATTAGTTAAGTTAGCAAGCCATCAATACACAAGGCACTAAATATGTGCCATCATCATATGTATTTGATACGTTTGTAGAAGTAACTTTGGCTATTGTTTTACTTCTAACTATATCGTCACCTT